AAACCAGGTGAATTTGGTGTGGCCAAAGGCAGTAGAACCATTTGGTACATGTGGTTGGGAAGCCGGTTTTTGGAGTTTGAAAGTTTTGGGTTCTTGAATGAAGAGCACTGGGCTTCCAGAGAATTAAGTGGTGGCGGCGTTGAAGGAATTCCGCTGAACTATTTAGGCTATCACTTGAAGAGAATGGCAGGAAAAACCGGAGTCCTGTATGCTGATGATACTGCCGGGTGGGACACACGTGTCACCATGGCTGACCTAGAAGATGAAGCCCTGATCTTGAGGATGATGAGTGGAGAGCATCTGAAGCTTGCTAGAGCTCTTTTTCAGAGAACATACAAAACTAAGGTAGCCCTTTGCCCCAGACCAGGACGAAACGGGGGAACTGTGATGGATGTCATCTCTAGGACTGATCAAAGAGGATCGGGTCAGGTTGTGACTTACGCATTGAATACACTAACCAACATCAAGGTGCAGTTAATCAGGATGGCAGAAAGTGAGGGAGTGCTGCGCCCCAATCTAACGGATGGTGGCATATCAAAATGGTTGGATGCCCATGGTGAGGACCGGTTGGAAAGGATGCTGGTGAGTGGGGATGATTGTGTAGTCAATGCCTTGGATGAACGGTTTGGCAGTAGTCTAGTCTGGCTAAACGCCATGGAAAAAGTTAGGAAGGACACTGATCTCTGGAAACCATCTCGTGCATTCAATTGTTGGAGTGAGGTAGAATTCTGTTCCAACCACTTCCATGAGCTGGTTATGAAAGACGGGAGAAGTCTGATTGTGCCATGCCGGGACCAAACAGAGCTGGTTGCCAGAGGTAGAGTGAACCAAGGAGGAAGTGTGGGAGTTGAAGCAACAGGGTGTTTGGCGAAGGCTTATGCCCAGATGTGGCTCTTACTGTACTTTCACCGGCGTGATCTCAGAACACTGGCTCTTGGCATCATGTCAGCAGTGCCCAGCAATTGGGTGCCAACTGGCAGAACAACATGGTCCATCATGTGTAGAGGAGAG